TCGGCCTTGCCGCCCTGCACCAGGTTGGCGAGGGACTTGTCGACGGCGTCGAGGTCCTTCTTGGCGTCCGCGACCGGGGTGGAGTCCATCCCGATGATCTTGGTGAGGAACTGCTGCGTCTTGTCCAAGTTCGATGGCCGGGACAGGGTGCGCAGGGAGTCGGCGAGGCCGGAGAAGTCCTTACCAAAAGCCCGTGCGGCCTCGCCCGTGGTCTTTCCGGTCTGGCCGATCTTGCCCAGGCTGGTGGTGAGCTTGTCGACGTCCGGCGGGGCCTTCTTGCCCATGTCGGACAGGCCCTTGAGGACGAGCAGCAGGGCGCCGATCCCGGCGACGACGATGCTGGTGCGCGCGGCCACACCAAGCGACATGAACGCCGCGCGCAGCCCGGCCAATCCTCCGCCCGCCCCGGCGGACGCCGCGGTCAGGGCGGTGATCTGGGTGCGGACGCGACCCATGCCAGCGGCCAGGGCGGCCATGCCAGCGCCGGACAGCTGCAGAAGCTTCAATGCGGCGGCCACGTGCAGGATGAGCCGCCGCGGTGACCAGGGTGAGCAGGCCTGGCCCGGCCTGAGCGGCGCCCTCCATGAGGACGATGACGGCCCTGGCGATGGCCTGCAGGGCTTCGCGGGCGGCCGGCCCGTTGGCCTTGGCATAGTCGACAAAGGAGGCGATCACGCCGTGGTCGGCGCCGCCGGAGGAGATGACCCGCATCAGGTGGATGACCTGATCGGTCAATGCGTCGAGCTTGCCGTCGGTGAAGCGAGCCAGCTTGTCGGCGAAGGCGTCGAATCCGGGGGTGGCGATCGCCCCGCCTGCCACCTTCATCAGCCGGTCCAGCTGGGTGGAGGCCGACTTCACCTCCGGGGTCAGGCGCGGGATGAGGGTGTCGAGGATGGCGATGCCGTGGGTGACCGGGTCCATCGTGAACCGGGCCATGCTGTCGGACCAGGCGGTGAAGTTGCCCTTGAGTGTGGACAGGGCGATTGCGGCACGCTGGGTGGCCGCTGGCATCTGCGCGATGAGCCGCTGGTAGGCGAGCTGGGCTGCCTGCGCCTCTTTGGAGCTGGCGCCGTGCTGGATGACCGCCTTCTGGTACTTGTCCTCGGCGTCCGCGGCGTCGCCGAGAGGGCCGATCTGCCCGGCCACGGCGATCCCGAACGCGGCCCCGGCCACGCCAGCGGCGGTGAACTCGGCGGCCAGTGGTGCCAGGCTCGCGGTCAGGCCGGCGGCGAGGGGGATCGCGGCGGGGGCGAAGGTGAGCAGCCCTTTGAGGCCGAAGTTGGCCTTGTCATCCCTCCTCGAACCATTCCCGTTGTTATTGATCGTGTTGTTCAGGCCGTTCAAGGCGCTGGTGTCAGGATTGACATGAACGGTGATGGTCTGGTTCATCGACGCCCAGCGCACCGCGGCGCTCACGTCCCGGCGCAGCTGCATGGGGTCGGCCAGGCCGATGGGGATGTCAATGCGGTGTCCCCAGGCGGCCCACCGGACGGCGTTCTCGACGTCCCGTCGTAGCTGGTTGGCGTCGGTCAGCCGCAGGTTGACGCCCAGGCCCTGCCCGGCGCCGGCCGCGGTCAGGGCGGCGTTGACGTCGTCGCGGAGGTGGTCGGTGTCCAGGTCCAGGCGTACGCGCATGCCTTGCCCGGCGCCTGCTGAGGTGAGTGCGGCGTTGACGTCGGCGCGCAGGTGGTCGGCGTCGATGTCGAGGCGGATGCTGATGTTGTTGGAGGCTTCGGCGCGCAGCAGGTCCAGGTTGCGGCGCAGCGCGTTGACCTCGTTGGAGGCGTTCCGCGCGTCCGCGGCCAGGTCGCGGAGGGTGCTGGCCAGTCCGGAGCCCTGCCCGGACAGGCGCACGCTGAGATTCCACTGCGACATCCGGTGTCCGCCTCCCTTCGTCTACTGCTGGCGGCTGGCGAGTTGCATGGCGGCGTGGAGGCTGGTGGGGATCAGGGCGACCTTCACGCCGTGTCCCTCGTCGTCGTCGGGGATGTGTTTCTGCTTGTCGGCGATGACCTGGCAGCCGATGCAGCGGTGGGTGACGGCCCGGTAGGCGTCCTCGTCGCCGCCCGCGGTCTCGTCCCACTCGTCGGCGCGGGTGCCGCAGGTGGGGCAGACCGTCTTGAGGTAGTCGGCGTAGGCGATCGCCTTGCGCCGGTCGAGGTCGGTCCAGGTGCCGTCGCCGCGGCCGCGGAAGAAGCTGTGGGGGATGCCCCACGTGTGGCACAGCTCCATCTCGGCGCGGAATCGGGCATCTTGGATCAGCCTTTTCCCAGGTCGGTCCGCTGGGCGTGCTGGATGGACCAGGCGGCCTGCCACAGGCCGCGGGCGTCGGGTACGGTCCAGGTCTTCATGTAGCGGGCGGCGGCCTCCACGGGCATGCCGTCGAGGGAGGCGGCGGAGATCAGGGCCGGGGCGAAGGTGTCGAACGCGAAGTCGCGGCCCAGTTCCTCGTCCTGCTCGCTCGCCGGGTGCTTGGCCTGCAAGTCCTCGAGTTCCTGCTGCTCCAGGGCGGTGAAGCGCAGGGTGATGGTGTGGGCGTCGTACTCGCGCTGCGCCGCTTTGAGTTCCGTCTTGGCGGTGGCTGCTTCCTTCTCTACCAGCGCGCGCACGTCCGGGTCGGCGTCCTTGGCCAGGGCCTTGACCTCGGTGTCGGCGTGCTCGGCGGCCCGGGTCGCGGCCACGTAGCGGTCGCGGATCTCCGGGTCGTCACACAGGCGCAGCGTGCTGACGGGCTTCTTGACGTTGTTCAGACGCTGCTCGAGAGCGTCCCAACCAGTGGGGCCAGTTCGGCGTCGGCCTGCTCGCTGGCCCGGGTGGCGGCCAGGTAGCGGTCGCGGATCTCCGGGTCGTCGCACAGCTTGAGCGTGCGGACGGGCTTCTTGACGTTGTTCAGACGCTGCTCGAGAGCGTCCCAACCAGTGGCGGCGGTCATGGATGGTGTCCTTGGTCAGGGGGGCGAACCTGGCCGGGCGGACGAGCGCCCTTCCCGGAGCGTGTGAGCGCCCGGCCAGGAGCTGAGAGGGGCTGATGCCGGGCGGGCGTCAGCTGGTCGGGACGGTCTGGTTCAGCGCCGGACGGTCCGTGATCACGAACTGCACGTTGATGGGCGCTGCCTCGCTGTCCGTCGAGTAGCCCTTGCTGTTGGAGGCGACCCGGACCGGGAAGACGTCCATGCCCTTCGCGGCGGGCGTCTTGCCCTTGGAGAAGATGACGATGAAGCCGGTCGTGCCCTTGGCCAGGTCGGTCTCGATGTCGTCGAGGGTGCTGTCCTCGTAGAAGCCGAGGGAGCTGTCGGCGGCCTGGTCGTCGCCCTCGATCTTCGAGACGAACGTGGACGCCATGTCCGGCGTTTCGATGGGCTGGTTCTCGATGTTCCAGCCTTCGATGGTGCGGACCTGCTTGGTGTAGTCCGTGCCGGCGGTGATCTCCGCGGCGGGTGTAGTCCGTGCCGGCGGTGATCTCCGCGGCGGTCGGCGCGTACGCGGTCGATGCGATCGTCGGCAGGAAGTAGATCTTGGTGGTGCCCTTGCGGTTGAACCTCATGGATGGCCCCTCGCGGATAGGGGCCAAAAGGTTGGGGCCCCTGCTACACGTCGTGTCGGTGTGGCGGCCACCTGTGGTGGTGGCGTCCGCGTAGGGGTCCCGCCGCGGTGCGGATCCTGCCCTGCGAGAGGGTCAGGCGGTCTTCTGCAGGTACAGCCGGTACCTGATCACACTGGTCATGATTGCATCGTTTGCGTCCTGTGTTCCCCCCGCCTCGGTGGCCTCCCGCCCCCAGCAGTCCACGCCGGTACCGACGTTGAGGGGGTGGGCGTAGCCGCTGCTGCCGTCGGTGGGGCGTTCGACGACTTTCCAGCCGCGGTCGGCCATCCACTGCGCCTGCTCATCCCCGCCGCGGCTGTCGGGCTGGCCGGGGATGGGGCCGGAGACGAAGGTGGCCTGGTAGTCGAGGACGATGCAGTCTCCGTTGTCGGCGAGGGTGCCTGTGTCGTCGTTGCGGTCCAGCGGATACAGCAGCGTGTAGGGCGGGGGCACGGGCCGGCCGGTGTCGTCCAGGGGGACGGTGCGCCGTCCGACCGGGCCCGACCGGCCGACCGGTGAGCGTGGCCAGCAGCGCGGCGAGGCCGTCGGTGACGGGCAGCCGGTCGATCATCACGCCTCCCCGAAGATCCGGTCACACGCCGCCCGGAACGGGTCCGGCCAGTCGGACGAGAGTTCGTTCACCGACGGGCCCACGTGCGGGAACGGCGGCTGGAAGAAGTGCCGTCCGATGCTGTCGGTCATGTCCCAGAAGCCGTACTCCAGGCGGCGGCCCTGCGGCTGGCGGGTGCCGACCTCCACTCCCCCGCCATCGGCGACGCCGAACGGCTCCGGCGTCCACGATGCGCGGTAGGCGCCGGTGATGACGTTCGGGCCGGGCCGGCCGGAGGCGCGCTCCATGATGAGGGCCTTCAGCAGGCGGCCCTGCTGCTGCACGGTCCGGTTCACCTCCGGGCCCACACGGTCGGCGGCCTGCTCCAGGCGTCCGGCGAGCTCATCGAGATCCACGGCTCACCCCGCCTGCCTGGTCTGCTGCACCTGGTCCACGGCGGTGATCCGGACGACGCCGAGCGTGCCGACGCCAGCCGGGTCCTGCACCCTCCACTGCCGGCCCAGCAGCGCGAGATCGCCGCCGGGCTGGTGGACCTGGACGACGGTGACGAGCATGTCCCGCTCCGCGACCGGCGCCGACAGCGGGGTGAGGACCTGATATTTGCTGTTGGTCTCGTCGACCCAGGACTGGTTCGCGGCCGGCAGGGACATCACCTGCGTGGCCGTCCCGGCGACCTGCACGGCGCCCGGGCCTTCGTAGACGATGTCGCCTTCGGGGTAGCTGTAGGTGCCGGTGGCCGGGTCGAAGACCTGCGTGCCGGAAGTCGGCGATGAGCTCGCCGGGCGTCTGCGGGATGCCGACGGCGACGCGGGCCAGGCCGTCGAAGGCGACCCCGTCGGGCTGCCGGGTGTGCAGGACGACCATGGGCAGGCCGCCGATGATGTCGTGCTGGATGGTGTAGCCGGTGACGGAGCCTGTGGGCAGGGGTGTGCCGTCGATGCTGATGGTGGCGGTGCCGGGCTGGGCGTCGATGTGGACGCCGCGGGCCTCCGGCTCGCCCGGCTGCTCGCTCACCGGTCGCTCCTGGCGGTGTGCTCGGCATGCCAGGCATCCCACCCCTGCCAGGCGGGATCCGGCGCCAACGGCACCCTCTGCTCTACCCAGCGCTCGTACTTAAGCGCCTCGTTGAGAGTCCGCTCATTGATCACGCGCCTGCCGTCCGCGTCCTCGTAGAACTCCCAGAAGCCGATGACCTGTCGGCCAGGCACGTCGCCTTGCATCTTGCATTCCACGGTGATGGGCCCCGGAAGTACCCGCCGAGGGTCGATGCCGTTGGCCCGAAGCCAGTCGCTCACCCTCGTCCGCTGCTCAGAGGTGATCTGTTGCCCTTCAGCGATGACGGTCACGATACGGCGTTCGGGGTGAGGAACCGGCGTGACCGCGGGCCCGTCTGCGATGGTCTCGGTCACCGGGCTGCTCCTACTTCTTCCGGCTGGTCTTCTTCAGGCTGGGAAACCGCTTGGTGACCTTCTCGCGGATCTTCTTCTGCGTGGTCTTCGATTCGTTCTGCGCTGCCCTTGCGAGGGCGTTCCGCGCGTGCGGCAGATCGTCGATCCTGTAGCGCTTCTGCTTCGGCAGGGCGAAGCTCTTGCCGCTCATCTTCTTGCGGCCCGCCTTGGTGTTGCGGCGGGCGTTGGCCTTCTTCGACAGGCTCGACTTCCTGGCCATGGTCTTCTCCGTCCGTTGTGGGGGCGGTCGGGAAGGGATAGGGCACCTGCAGGGGCACGGTGCGCTGGAACGTCACCGGCTGACCGGTGATCAGGTTGTGCTCGTTGACGCCGGTGTGGTCGACGTGGAACTGCTCGAAGACGATGACCTGGATCAGCCAGGACTGTCCGTCGGGGCCTTGGCCGTGCGGAACGGGCAGCACGGTGACCGGGGCGGCGACGGAGACGAGGTTGGGGTTGATGCCGTTGGCGGGCAGCCAGCGGGCCAGGGCCTGCTGCTGCTCCGGGGATACGGCGCGGCCGCCGGGGTGGACGGTGTAGGCGATGGGGGCGTCGGTCACAGGAGGGCTCCGGAGGCGATGTTGGTGCGTCCGCGCAGGTCCAGACGGGGCAAAAATTCCCGCTGGCAGTTCGGATGCGACAGCGGGTGGGCGAGGGCGTCCTGCACGGTCCGCAGGGTGCGGTTGGCGCGGTCGGGATCGTTGTGCTCCAGCCAGCCGCAGTCAGCTCCGTCGCGGACCTCGAGGAACTGCACGTCGAGTTCGTCGAGGGCGGTACGGGCGGCGGCCGTGTTAGCGGTGGTGACGGCCTGCCAAGTCAGCGCGGCCTGCGCCCACGAGTCGACGGGGTGGCGGGCCTGGTTGGCGTACACCACCGTGTGGAGCGGGAAGTCGCGGCGCAGGGTGTCGGTGTCGACGCGCGCGGGGCCGGGGGTGCGGGCGGCGTCCTGGACGGCGCGCAGGAACGCGCGGGCCCGGCGCAGGGCTTCGTTGATGCGGTTGGTGAGGTCGGCATAGTACTGGGCCGAGAGGGCGGTGATGGCGGCCTGGTGGCGGGCGGTCCAACCGAACAGGTCGTTGCGGCGGTCCGCTGCGTCGAGGAGCGTCCAGGCGCCTTCGCGGTAGATGAGCGGCAGGTCGGTGGAGGCCCACGACTCGGCGAACGCCAGGGCGGCCCGGTGGAACGCGGCCAGGGACGTATTGAAGGCGGCGACCGCCGTGCGCAGGCCGCGTCCGGTGCTGCCGGAACGTCCGGGGCGTAGTGCGGCGAGGGCGTTGAGGAGGCGGGTCTGGGCGATGGTGAGGATGTTCCAGGCGTTGCGGAGGCGGGTGACGGCTCCGGTGACGTAGCCGAGGATGCGGGAGCGCAGGGTGCGGCCGCGCCGGATGCGGGTGCTCATCGCCGTGACCTTGGCACGAGTTGCAGGTAGCCAATGGCTGCCGTGTCGGTGCTGGGGGCGGCTGGCGGGTCGTCGGGGGCGGCGGGGCTGCCGGCCTCGAG